CCCTCCAACCCCTCGTCCCCGAACCCGCCCAGCATCGAGTCCCACTGGCCGGAGCCGTCGGCGGCGGGCGGGCCTGGCTGACCGGCCTGACCCGCGCCTGCCTGCCCCGCCTGCCATCCTCCCTGCCCATCCCACATCCCCTGCAACCGCCCCGTAGCCGCCGCGTAACTAGTCACCAACCCCGGCGTGATCTCCCGCGCGTCCATACCGCCCCGGAACAGTTCATTCTCCAGCCCGGTCCCGTGGTGGATGACCGAGAACGCGGTGTTAGCCTTGGAGACTCGGATGGGGCGGATCTGCCAGCCGGGGTTCGCCGCTACCAGTGCCTCCGCCTCGGCCAGTACGCGCTTCTGCCCACGCATCCGGGTCAGTTCGTCGTAGATGCCGTAGATCACGGCGCCTACGGGAGGGTGGAGGACGCGCAGGAGAGAGGAGGTTGACCCGGCAGTCTGCGCGGTCGGCCCAGTGTTGTTCTGCCCCCGACGCAGCTCCGGCATGGTCTCGCGGGTGCAGTAATGGGCGATACAATTGTGAACTGCCACGCCATTAACCAGATAAGTATGCGTGTCTGCAACCTCCATGTTGTAAACATCGCCCGCGAAATGTTCTTTTGACCAGTATTGAATCTGTGCCCAGTACCCTTCCTGGTCGCGACGAGCAATCGGATGACTCGACACGCGCAAAGGGGCTTTGAAAGGAACCCACGGAACCTGTTCGATGAATTTATCTACCCAATCTCCACAAATAGCCAATTCAAACCGCCCGCGTTTGTCGGGATAGATCGACGCCCAAATCCCATGGTCCAAGAGCATTCGATGAATATTGCGCAACACTGCTTTGTTTTTCTGCACTGCTTTAATTTCCATGCGCGCGGAGGTTTGACTACCGTCCCCCATCAAGAACGTTGCCACCAGAGGCAGAGTGCCCAGAGAATTTACAATGTCCGGGTGTATGGCCTTGGCTTTAGGATTTCCTCCGTAAGTGCGCAAGAATATGTTTACCCACTCGTTATGCGCGCGTACTTGTTTGTATGTGCCAAAATCCTTGACAACTACCGTACCTCGGCGCTCGTGTTTGCCGCCGCGCTTAGGCCCGCTCAGATAGCAAGTTGGATGCGCATTAATTAAGCTACGCAGGATTGAACACAACCGAGTTTCATCGTCCTTGGGCGACAAGGTGAAACTCATTCCCCCATTAGATTTAGACGCCCAGCCATCAGACAAATACCAGCCAAGCAGGTAAAGTTCGTCCTCGCTGAATCTAGCCGCAGGCAGCTTGCGCATGGGCACATAAACAAAATCATTCTTCTTCAATCTGCCCGCCTCAACCCAATCAGGTTCGCGCAGCCGTACAGGGCACGATCCTATCCGTGTTCGCGCCAGAATAGGATGCTCGGATGTGCAAACAAGATGGTCAACGATGCCGAACACTTTCAACCGAACGATATGCTCGTCAACGCGCCTTACACCATGCCGCACTACTTTATGGCAGTCCCCATCGTCTGAAAATACCAAATCATCGGGACGTAACCTCTCTATTGGTGTGCCTCCATCTGGTGTATCTACAAGAGTTCCAGCAGGGAAGCATAGCGCCACGGCGGCGTCATCATGCCCACCAAGCCCGGCGAAACTCACCCCCTCCTTCACGCAGCGCCGGAGTTCGTCCAGCGCGTACTGCGACCGGACCACCACGGTCTCCTCCAGCAGGGATTCCGTCATTCGGGTCAGCAGGTAGGGCTTGGTCTTGCTCGTAGTCTGCCAGTGGAAGTAGGACTGGTAGGGGTTGCCCATCGCCTTGTCCGGGCGCATCGGGCGGTAGAGTTTCGGATATTCCAACTCGGTGGTCAGCGCGTTGGCGCAGGCCATGCCTTCCCTCGCGTACTCGACCGCGATCTCGCACTGGTTGAACCACATGCCCAGCGCGTAGAGGATGCGGGAGAATGCGAGGGGAGCTTCGTAGCCGACCCACTCGGCGACTTGGTAGTCCGGTTCGGCCCCGTAGCCAGCGCGGAAAACCTCGGCCACGGAGAAATCGCCGCCTAAAATTCCATCGCCAACATCGACCCCTATGTAATAGGCAGCACTAGGGTTAGGCTGCTCCCAGACATAAAGCCGATTGGTCAGTTCCCGCTTTTCCAGTGCCACGTCGGTCCGGTAGTGACCGCTAGGGTCGAGCATCGAATTCAGGAGGACTTTGGGTGCGGCGCCCCGGCCCTGGAACAGAATCTCTCCCACCCAGTCCGGTTTCCTGACGTTCCGCTGCTGCTGCTCGTCAAGCTTGTGCCGGGGGAACGCGCCCATGCCAGAGGACTGAAACGCTTCCTGGGGAGTGATCGGGTAGGACTCATAGTGCGCATAGGGGAAGCCCGTGCGCGAGATCGACGCCTTAATGCGCCGCCTGCGCCAGTTCCAGAACTCCGGGCCGATCTCGAACCCTTCCTCGGTGCGGATTTTCTCGGTGAAGGCGGCCTCGGTCGGGGTCGGGACGAAGGGGAGTTGGGAAGGTTTCAGGGGGAGGGAATATTTCTTGGCCTGGTAAGCCGCGAGAAACACCGGAGTCCAGTCGGAGTCTCCGGCCATGGCCTCCAGCCAGAGATTGTAGTAAAAACCCTCATTGCCATAGGCCGTGGACTCGGCGAACACGAGAGAGTCCGGCGCGTTCATCGACGGCTCAATGTCACCAGTCCAGACCTCGCCCGATGTCCAGCGCGAAACCTCGCTGAGATGCGCCGATCTTACCGTCCGGCCGATCGCGATGCCGGTCGTGCGCATCGCGTGTGTCGTGACCATGACCGAGCCTAGTCCCGCATCCCCCGAACTAATATCCTTCCTGCCAAACTCAATATACTCACCCTTGGTCTTGTAAAGTTGTTCGGATTGCATCCACCAGGGGAGGGAATTGTAGGTCAGGACGATTTTGCGCTGGATGTGCGCGGCCACGTCCGGGGCTTGAGCGACTGAGATGGTGTAAGCGTGAGGGAGGAAGAAAGTCCGCCAGCACATCACGCCGGAGCAGTATTCGGTCAGGCCGGATTGCCGCGGCTTGAGCACGATGATCGATGCGCGACCGTCGATCTCCATGCAGAGGACGAGGGTGTTCTCAACCATCCACTGGTGGTCGAACAGGGGGTTAAGGCAGGTCGGCACGCCGTTTTCAGGCTGGATCACGTGGTAGTTCTGAAGGTAGTAGGTTCGCTGGTTCGCGCACCGGGCGGTTTCGTCGTAGATGAATTGCTTCTCGACCGAGGAAAGGAGTTCCCAGGCCAGTCGGCGCTGATCTTCCGTGGTGGACTTGGGGGCTTGCCGACGCGCCTGGTGGAGCCGCTGGTCCAAGGCGGCGATGGCGTCGTTCAGGTACGGGTCGGCGCGGTTGAGTCGCATAGGGGAAGGGAACCTCGTAGGCGGGTTGCTCGGCGGAAGTGGTCGGCTCGACCTACCCCTCTTCCTTGATTATCCCACTGGTTATGTCCGCTAGAATCAGCGCCTTCGCCATTTCGAGTAGGCCAAGCCGGGTGGATCGAACGCTGGTCGAGCCCAGCGTGATAATTGAGCCGTCCTTGTCAGTTAGGATGATGAGACATTCCTGCGCAGTTCCGGCTTCTTCCATGGCGGCTATGATGGTATCGGTTGGAGTGCGGATTATCGCGGTGCTCATTGAGAGTCGTCCTCCTCGGAGGCGGGATCGTCTTCGTCTTCGTCCTCTTCTGCGTCCTCATCGTACTCGTCGTCTTCGTCATCCCCGTCCTCGTCCTCCGCCCCAGCCCCTACCTCCGCGTCGATAATTGCAGGCTGGCCCAATGGCCGATCCAACCTCGCTGGACCCTTGGGGCTGGCCAGACTCCCGCCGCTCCCGTCCGTCAGCCGAAGTTCCCGCTCGGCACGGATTGCGCGGATCACGGCTTCGGGGGAGGTCAGCCCGGCCAGCGCAGCCCCGCCAGCGCCTAGCTGTCCCTGCTGCGCCCCCTGGTTCAGGATATTGGTCTGCGAGTTCGCGTTGATCTGCACGGCGGGATCGCGGGGCTGGACGACGGCGAGAAGGGCGCGAGTGGTGTCAATGGTGCGCAGGCGGGTGTCGTGGTCCGGGCGCTCGATCTGCTCGTCCAGGGTCTCCGCCTTGCCGTCGGTGATGACGATTACCTTTCTGCCTTCCAGCCGGGTCGCGCGGAGGGCTTCGTCCAAGACTTCGCCGATCTGCGGTAGCCGCGAGAAAAGGAGCTTGCGCACGGCCACCCCCGCCTCGTCGGAGGAGTACCGCGCGTTGTCAATGCGAACGCGGAGGAGGCTGGCGCGGACGGCAGCGGGGGTGACGTGGTCGGCGGCGGCGATCTCGTCGTCGGTCTGGCCGGCACGGTGAGCT